CACAGCCGAATATCTATTAAAAGACCAGCGTCAGCTTATGCCGGGGCCCAGCACAAGGAAAGCCGAGCAGATAAAAGCCAATAAGGATATGCAATGGAACGAGCAGCATATACAAAGCGCTGTGCTCCAAGGCATCATCCAAGGCGAAAGCGCATACGACATAGCAGCAAGGCTCCGCAAGGTCGCGCAGATGAACGCATCGGCTTCCATCCGTTACGCAAGGACAATGACCACAAGTGCGCAAAACGCCGGACGTTATGAAGCCTATAGACGGGCGACGAGGCTTGGTGTAAACTTGGTTATAGAATGGCAAGCCACGCTGGATATGCGCACGAGACATGACCACCGCATGATGCACGGCCAGCGCAGAAATGTTGACGAGCCATTTGAAACGCCAGACGGCTTCACAATCTATTACCCGGCTGATTGCACGGGAGAAAGTGACGCCCCGCAGAATGAGATTTGGAACTGCCGCTGTACTCTTGTGGCGTGGGTCAAAGGCTTTGAGGGCGATACCGTCAAAAGCAGCCCCAAAATGGGCGATATGACCTTTGAAGAATGGCAGCAAGCCAAACCACACCCGGACACGAAAGCCGATAGAAATCAGTTTGAAGAATACAGAAAACTTCTTGGGAAAGAAGCTCCAACCAGTTATAATGCATTTAGGGACTTGAAATACTATCAGCCCAAAGCGTGGGAGAGCCTCAAAGAACAAGCACACATGGAGCGGGTCATACGGAACGCACCGTGTACGCTTACAAAAAGAAAGTTCAGCGGGTATTTCTTGAAGCCAGACGCGAAGCACTCCGCCGATTTTTTCAGCGTTGGCTATACACAAAGCGATGTGCGGCGGCTGCGGTATGATATGGCGAAACAGTTTGATGCGAGCAAGGCGATAGGAAAAAAGACCGGCAAATACGGCGAAGAACAGTTTGACCTTGCGATGATACTCGGCAAAGACAAAAAACGCACATTCCTAACAGGATGGCAGGTAGACAAGCCGGGAGATTTGCCAAGAATAATTACTGGATTCATGGTGAACGAAGATGATAAACGAATACGATAAAGTCAGAATACTAAGCAACGGCATTGTCGGGGAAGTGATTGACATCTTTGAGGCCGACGGAAAAACTGTTTATACTGTCGAAAGCGAGCGAAAGAACGTGGACGGCGGCTTTGGCATCGATGGCTATTGGAAAAGGTTTGAATGCCTTGAAAGTGAGCTCGAAAAAGTATGAGCAGCGTCAAATTCACAGACAACAGCGCCGATACAATCCGCGCCAAGAACAAGGCCGTTGAAGCTGCTTTAGAGGCTATGGGTATTCAAGCTGAGAGCCATGCCAAAAGCAACATTACCAAGGCTGGGCGCGTTGATACAGGCGCGATGCGTAGCAGCATGAATCATCTGGTTATCGCATCAGAAGAAACCGTATATGTCGGCACCAATAAGCAATATGCCATCTATAACGAGTATGGCACTGGTATCTACGCAGAGGGCGGCGGAGGCAGAAAAACGCCGTGGAGCTATCAGGACGGCAACGGCCAATGGCACACCACAAGAGGCATGACCGCCATCCACTTCCTCAAAAAAGCCGTCCAAGAGCATATCAGCGAGTATAAAGCCATTGCAGAACGCATCCTAAAAAGCAATTAACTATTGCATTATCAAGGAGTTCGTGGTATTATGTCACCGAAGATGGACGAGAAAACTATCCGAGCGATAGAGGCTGCCATTGAAAAAGGCTATCGAGTGGAGCTTGTATCGACAGTGAGCGGTATCAAAGTGTATACCGTAAAGCGAAAAGAACTGAACAAAGACACCTGATGCGCGAGCAAGCGCACAGAAGAACCAGAAAGCGGTTGATTCCAGAAATGGGATTGACCGCTTCTTTTTGTTATTAAGCGTCGAGACACTGACGCAAAAAATAAAACATCCGAATGGGCGAGACACTGCCCACCGAGACAAAGGAGGATTATAATATGGCTTTTTCGGTAAAACAGGTCAAGGCAAAACTTCAGGAGTATGGCGTGCCTACGGAGCAGCTTGACGCGGCGGCGGAGTATTTCTGCGCGGCGCACAAGACCGATTTGGATGCCATCAAGGAGGAACGCGACACCTACAAGAAGGATGCAGAGACACTTGCGTCCGTTCAGAAGGAGTTGAACGACCTCAAAAACCAGCCCGCAGACGGCTACAAGGACAAGTACGACAAGCTCAAAAAGGATTTTGACGAGTACAAGTCCGGCGTGGAGAGCGAAAAGGCTCTCGCCGCAAAGAAAGAGGCATATACCGAGGTCTGCAAGGACGCGGGCCTGAACGAAAAGGGTATTGCCAAGGCTCTGAAATATGCCGACTGGAATAAGGTCGAGCTTGACGATGCCGGGAAAGTCAAGGACGCAAAGGCCCATATCAAGGAACTGAAAGAGGAATGGGCCGAGCACGTGGTCAACACCAACACCAAGGGCGCGGACACCGCAAACCCGCCCGCAAACAACGGCACTCGCATGACCCGCGAGGAAATCTACAAGAAGGACGATAAAGGTCACTATCTTCTGGATGCCACCGCGCGTCAGGCCGAGCTTGCCAAACTCATGAATAACGAGTAAAGGAGTAATTCATCATGGCAAAAGAAGGACTTACCAAGGCCGCAAACATTTCCACCAGCGTACGTGAGCAGGACTTTGTTACCGTTTTCGGCGACAACTGGGATGCCCTGCGCACCATTATGGGCATTATGCGTCCCATCCGCAAGACCCCCGGCACCAAGCTGGTTTCCAGCAAGGCTACCATTGCTCTGCAGTCCGGCGACATCCCCGAGGGCGACGAAATTCCGTTCTCTCAGGCTACCGTGACCCCTGTCGCGTATGCCGACATCGAAATCAAGAAGTATGCCAAGAGCGTGTCCATCGAGGCCGTTGCCAAGTACGGCGCTGCTGTCGCGGTGCAGAAGACCGATGCCGCGTTCCTGAACGAGCTGCAGAAGGTCGTCCTGACCGATTTCTATGACTTCCTCAAGACCGGCACGCTGGTTGACACCGCCGAGAGCTTTCAGGCTGCGCTTGCCAAGGCGAAGGGCCTTGTCATTAACAAGTTCCAGAAGATGCGCAAGGACGTTACCGAGGTCGTGGGCTTCTGCAATACGCTGGACTTCTATGACTACCTCGGCAATGCCAGCATCACCGTCCAGACCGCCTTTGGTCTGACCTACGTCAAGGACTTCCTCGGCTACAGCACTCTGTTTCTGCTGTCTGAGCCTGACATCCCGCGCGGCAAGGCTATCGCCATCCCGGTTGAGAACATCGACCTGTACTACATCGACCCCGGCGACAGCGACTTCGCTCAGCTGGGCTTGAACTACACCGTGCAGGGTGAGACCAACCTTATTGGCTTCCATGCCGAGGGCGACTACACCCGCGCCACTGGTGCCACCTTCGCCCTGATGGGCATGAAGCTGTGGGCGGAGTACATCGACGGCATTGCCATCGTGTCCATCAACGACAGCACCCTGACGGATGTGACCGTCGCTGGCGTTTCCGCTCCCATCTACGGCTATCAGCCCAGCGACCTGCAGAGTGACATTGCTGTGACCGGCGATGCCATCACTGGCACGCTGAAATATGTCACCACCGGCCAGCTCATGAATCCGTGGGGCCCGGGCAACTTCCTCGCCCTGAAGTTCAGCAACTTCCCGGCGGGCACCACCTTTGCCAACACCAAGGTCGGTCTGGTGCCCTCTGCTTCCGGCATGGCTCCTGTTGCGCTTGACAGCGACACCGACGCGGCGATGCAGATTACCGATAAGGACAATCAGAAGCTTGTTGTCATCACCACCAGCGGCAGCAAGACCCGCACCAAGTATTACGACCTCTCCGGCCTCGTTCTCGAATCTGCGGAGGCGTAAGCTATGGCCTATAAAGTCTTGGCCGATTTTGTGGACAAGCTGACGGGCAAGGTATATCGCAAGGGGGACGAGTTCCCCCTTTGCGATGCCGCACGTATGCGCGAGCTTTCCGGCAAGGACAATGCGAGGGGCTATCCTCTGATTGCGGAGGAGAAATCCAAGGCAGAGGAGAAGCCTGTCGCTGAAAAGAAGCCCGCTGCAAAGCGCAAGAAATAAAAGGAGGGTAGGGCCATGCTTACACAGGTATGTCAGTATCTCAGGAATTGGTTTACACGCGATATTTATACCGGGTCGTTCACCATTTCCGGCGGTGTGCTGACATTCAACGGTAAGGCTCTGCCCTTGCTTATTAATCAGTATTACCGCATCATCGGCAGCGTTCTCAACGATGGCGTACACAAGAACGATGGAAGCCATGACCTCGTAGATGAATCATTCACGGGAGCTGTGTGGTCTATGGCTGTTCCGCCTGACTTCTTGGAGCTTGTATCGGACATCGGAAGCTGGTGCGAAAATAACGCAGAGGCCCTTAATTCGCCATACCAGTCGGAGAGCTTCGGAGGGTATAGCTACTCTCTGAAAAGCGGAAACGGCGGTGGCAGCGAGAATACCGGGCTGACGTGGCAATCTCAATTCGCATCCCAGCTTGCA